CTGGCATCTCTATTGTAACTAATCTTAATAACCTCATTGGAGTTAATTAATATGGCACTTCCTAAGTGGACTGATGAGCGCACAGCCGCTCTCGTATCTTTCGTAGGCGATGAATCACCCATCTCTTACGCAACTGTAGTAGAAGCAGCAGACGAGCTGGAGACTTCTCCTAAGTCTGTAGCTGCTAAGCTACGCAAGATGGAGTATGAAGTTGAATCTTCTACTGCAGCTAACACTCGCGTTTTCTCTGAAGATCAGGAAAGCACTCTTCGTACTTTCGTATCAGATAACTCTGGTATGTATACTTACGGTCAGATTGCTGATGCATTTGAAGGTGGCGCGTTCTCTTCTAAGCAGATCCAGGGTAAGTTGCTTTCTATGCAACTGACTGAGCACGTCAAGCCTACTCCTAAGCAGGAAAGTGTTCGCACTTTCTCAGAGTCAGAAGAAGCAACTTTTGTCTCTATGGCTAACAACGGTGACTTCCTCGAAGACATCGCTGATGCACTTGACCGCTCTGTAAACCAAATCCGTGGTAAGGCTTTGTCTTTGCTTCGCACTGGTTCTATCGAAGCTATCCCTGCTCAACGTGAGAGCAAGGGCGCTACTCGTGTTGACCCTCTCGAAGGCGTTGACGTAGCTTCTATGACTGTTGAGCAAATTGCTGAGGAAATCGGCAAGACTGCACGCGGCGTCAAGACTATGCTTACTCGTCGTGGCCTAACTGCCGCTGACTATCCAAAAGCTAAGAAAGCTACTGCTTAATTAGTATTTCCCGAAACACGCAGGGAGAGGGTTTTTCCTTTCCCTGCTTTTTCTTGCATGATTGTTCCTACGAGGTACCTATAAGTGAACCTGTCCAGTATACTGCTCAAGTCCATCATCGCGGATTGCGATATGGATACCTGGGCGGAATGTGAACAGCACTATTTCCCCGTAGAATATCACGTTATCTGGAAAACTCTTAATACTCACGTTCAAAATCACAGTAAACTCCCCTCTTTTGAAGAGCTTCAGCTCAGCATACGCGATGGTCAACTTCGTGACAAGTTCGCGTCGCTAGAAAAGGTTGAGTATATTGATATTGATAATGAGACACTTCTTGAATATCTCAAGAATGAGTTCACCCAGATCGAGATTATGCAACAACTCGAGAAATACTTGGATAATACTATTGCCACGGAGTCTGCACAAGAGTCTATTGAAGCTCTGCAAGATATCGTCCTTGACGTCGAGAGCAAGGTTGATACCAGACCCCGCAACGAGAATATGCAGACAGTAGAACTTATATCGTCTGATGATGACCTTGAGCGTAATATCGTGCTTGGTCTTAATAATGACTATGATAAGATTCAAACTTTCGGCAAAACCGATCTCATTCTCATTGGTGGTCGCAGAGGTTCAGGTAAATCTGTTACTTGTGCTAATATGGCTGTCAATGCGTATGATGAAGGTAAGTCTTCCATCTACTTTACTATTGAGATGGATACTCAATCTACGTTGCAAAGAATGTGTTCTATCGCTACCGGCGTTCCCGCCGCAGCAATTCGTAACGGCAATCTGTCACTAGGTGAGTGGCAGCTAGTAGCCGAATGGATGAGTTCACGTTTTGAGAATGGTGAGAAGTATTTCCACGACTATCTTTCCCATCGTGACTTCCGTAAATTACAGAGTGAACTATCGGTAAATCCTCTACGAGAAGTCCAGCTTGACATAGTATATAATCCATCTCTTACGCTGGCGAATATTCGCACAGAACTTGATAAGAAGATGAAGCGGTTACAACCTTCGGTTGTGATTGTTGATTATATCAACCAGGTGAAACGTGGAGGAATGTCCAACAATCGTATGGGTCAGTACGACTGGACGGAGCAGATCGAAGTGAGTAAGGCTCTGAAAACTTTTGCTCAGGAGTATGAAGTTCCATTTATATCACCTTATCAGATCGACGCATCGGGAGAGGCAAGATTTGCAAAAGGTATCCTAGACGCCGCAGACGCCGCGTTTACTCTCGACACTCATAACAAAGAGGACAATATTATTACCTTTAATTGTACTAAAATGCGTAACAGTGAAGAACGTAACTTTACGTCCGTTATGGATTGGACGTCTCTTCGTATCGGACCTGAGACCGGCGTTATTCAACGCGAAGGAGAATCAGACGAAGACGTGTACGAGGAAATCGCATGAGTGCAGTAGAAGATTTATTGACCGAACGTGGCATCTATTATCAGGTATCTGGTAAAGATGTTAAAGTTAAATGCCTAAATCCGG